CTATTGGTAATATTCGAACCTACCAATCATTTTGTAAATTATCGTTGTTATATAACACTTACAACCACAATTAGACAAATTTTATTTACCAAAAAGGTTATAAAATAAGGCTTGTTTTTCCTAGCTGTTATCACGTTGATACATCATTTACTCCCCGATAACTCTCTGATACAAGTCTCGAAAAAATAGAAGTCTGGGTGTAGCGTAGCCTGGTAACGCACTAGCTTTGGGAGCTAGGGATCGCTGGTTCAAATCCAGCCACCCAGACCAGATTAACCGCCAAGCGGGTTAGAAGCAGACGCTTTAATTTCGTCTATTTTAACCTTTAATAATTCAATTTGTTTCTCGTTTATCAATATTTTAGTATGGCCATGACCCGTTGCGCCTTCTATTTCATCTGATAATTTTGCAACCTTTTCTTCTAATACTGCTATTTCAGCAGAATAGTCAGTAGAAGATCTACCTTCTATTTCAGATAATCTAGTAGTCAGTTCTCCATACTTTGTAAAACCAGCTCCAATGGAACCAATTAAACCAATGATGACAACTATGTTAGTTAAGTTTTTTTTAATACTATCCATTTTTAAGTACCTCTATTTCTATTAATAGTTCTTCTTTTCTTTTATTGATGTCGTGTAAGATATTTTCTTTAATGTTTATTGGATCATTACTAATGTAATTAACCAAGGTTACATTGTTATAGATGTCTCTGTTATCAAACATCATAACTTGATTAAGATATATATCTTTACTCTTATAAAACGCCTGGTTGTTATAGACAGCCAGGTTAATAGAGCTATCACTTTGCATAGCATCTAGCTTTATAATACTTTTAACTTCTAAATTTTTAGCAGCATCTTTAACTACTGCATCTACCTTATCCATAGACGCTTCTAATTTACTTACTTTAGTATTAGTTTTATTAGTTTTAGTTTCTGCTTTAGCAGTTACCTTTTCTTCGGTTTCTGTTTTGGTTTCTTCGGCTTTACTTTCGCTGGTTTTTTCTTCCCGTACATTTGTAGTCTCCTTTTCAGTTTCTTCTATAATAGCCATTGCTATTTCAGCTGGTTTTTCTTCTTCTTTTTCTTCCATCATTGTAGTTGGTGGAGGTAAAAAAGAAGCTGTTTGTATCTCTGCTTTAGTTACTTTAGTTTCTGTTTTTTCTTCAAACTCTAATACAGCAGCTGTTATCTCTACGGCTTTTTCTTCTGGTGGTAATGGAGCAGCTGCAATTGTTTCTATTTTTTCAGTAAATATCTCTACAAATTCTTTAGTAAAAAATTGTTCTTCTTCTTCAAATAAAACTTGTTCTTCAAATTCTTGTAATGCTTGTTTAGTCTCTACTTGTAAAACAACATTATTATAAGTCATGGTTAATGATATGTTGTCTATGTTTGGCCCACCAAGATTTGCTGGAGCATTTGCATCTATGGCAGAAATAGTAGTGTTACCTACGTTTGAACCAGTACCCGTATAGATAAGAGTATCAGTAAAATTAGCTCCGTTGATACCCGTTACATCTGTTCTAGTAGATTGCATGGTTGCAATAACATTACCAGAGCTATCTTTAATATTAATATTTATAGTAAATTGATCCGCAGCTCCGCTGCCTCCCCAACAACCAGATACATTACATTCTCCGTTTTGCACCTCGGTTACTTGGTTTAAAGTTATACCATTATCCAACATATTTTGGGTAATAGTATTAGTTGTTAAATTTACATCTTGTGAAATAGATCCGCTATCGCCAAACTCTAAATCATAATTACTTGATACACCATTTAGTTCGCAGCAATCATTGACTACCTGGGTATCCCCACTTGTTGTCCAGCCATTAGCATTACCCGTTTCAAAATTACCATTAGTTAATAAGTTACTAGTTGTTATTTCTTCAGCTTTTAATCCAACTGAATTGGCAAACCAGGATAATAGCAACCAAAGTAAAGCTGCTAATATAATATAAAATTTCATTATCTAACTATGTTAGGTTTAATCTTTTCTATTTTAATTTTATTTTTTTGATCTTTTATTTTTTTTAATTGAAGTTTTAGATACTGTTCGTAAGTTGGCATCTTGCCATTATATTTTTCAAATAATATTTTAGTTGCCTCTGCACCAATCTTGCCTTCAATTGGACACGGAGTGTTTGCAAACGCTGCACTCATTGCATGGAATATTTCTGGATTACCACACAACACACTTATAGCTGCAACCTTCATACCCATACCATGCAGAGCTTTAGATAAATTAATTGTTTGACATACGGGATCTATAAAATGTCTGCCAGCTGATACACCTATTGAAAAGTTTTGTACCCCAGCAGATAAAGCTAATGCGCAATTGTTCATTGAACCTAACGATGGCGCAGCAGACGTGTATGGAGCTGATCGAATGTTAGATGTTGTACTGTTCGTGGTTGTACTGGATGACGTAGATCCGCTTTCGTAGGTTGTAGATCCCCCAGTATAGTTACCTTCAATAGCTGTGTTAGATCCAGATGTATTTGTTTGATTACCAACAGCAAATGCAGCTGTACCTAAAATTATAATAAGCCATAGAATACCTAAAAAAGTATAAGCAACACCCTTAATCCATTTCATTTTTTTTTCTTACATTTGCATCGAGGAGTAAATAACCACGCAGTAAAGTTGTCTATTGCTCCTAGAAATTTTATTATATATTTGTCAATCATTTGTTCATTAAGCGATCCATGTGTGCATAGATCCTTCCCATTTGTTTATCTATATTCATTAATTCTTGTTGCAGCATTCCAACTAATGTTTGAAGCTCAACTAAAGTTATTAGTACCCAGGTAGATAACCCCATAAGGATTGTACCCAGTAAAGGAACCATCCACTTATGTTGTTTCATCTGCCACCACCCTTGTATCTTGTAAGTTTCTTCTGTCTTTTTTCTGATTTATTTAAAGATTTTTTATGAACGCCTGGCCGCTTCTTTGGTTTATCCCTTGGTACAAAATGGGTAAACTTAATACGAGCCATTACTTTTTCTTTCGGTTCATCAACTTGTCAGAAACTCTGGATCCAAAACTTGCTGTAAAGACGATGATTACGAGATACCATACGCTATCTGGGAGATCATTTATGATTGCTACCCATTCTCTAAAGTTTTCTCTAGTACCTGGAAACCAACCAGTAGTTAGCATTCCAATTAGCCAAAGCATCAATATCTCATCCTTGTATGATTGATCCTGGCTTTTGATCCTAGTTATATCTACATCTTTAGCTGCTTCTATTTCAGCAGCTCTAATTACTTTTTGTTTTTCAGCCTTGTGTTTAAAATGTTCTGTTGCTTTATTAAACACCATTTTAGTTAATGGGTTTTTTATTATGTTTAAAAATTGTATCATGCGCAGCTCCTAACTAGCTCCGCCAGGCTTTCACATCTTGACGTAGTTTGCTTGTGCCATGCACTATCAATCATTTCATCAGCTGCTTTATTATAATCTCCAGCTTCTAAACCTTCCCACATTTTTTTAAATTTCATTGTACGAGGCTTGCCTAACTGAAAACACATTTCACAAATGACACCTTTAATAGTTTCTGGTACTTCTATTTCTTCCAAAAGTTCTTCAGCAGATGTGAGAGCAATCTGAAAGTCATTGTCAAAAACAGTTTCAAGCTGCTCTTTAGGATACGCCACACCTTCAACAAAGTCATCGGTAGGTAAAACCAGATGGCCATAACCAATTGTAGCGAAACCCAGGCTATCGGAGTACACAGTATCCCTAAACCCTTCGTGTTCCTTAATTCGTAATTTAACTTCTTCCATGTTTCATTTACTTTCTGGATCAAAATTAATAATTTTGACACCTAATCTTTTTTGCTCGCCAGTTCTAGCTCTAGCAATTTTGTAACCATTCTTGCGGTAGTTTCTTGTTTTGACATCATAAGCCGTGTACTCCCCCGTCTTTATGTTAAGAACTAATATATCTACTGGCCCCGCACCAATGGGTGTAAAGACTATTAAGTTTGGATCCTTGGCAAACTTTGCAGCAGCTAGTAGTTCGTTTGATAAACCTTTAGCGTTGGTTATTCTATTTCGTAAAGTAGTAGAAGATTGAGCCAAGTAAACCACCTATGAGTATTATTATAGTAGCAGCTCCTTTACCTCTATTCATGTCAGCTTTTAATGATTTAATATCTCCTCGCATTTCATCGATTGCTTTGAACAAAGTTTTCATTCGTTCTGCGCAAACCTTTTCATGGTAGGATATTCTTATACCATTATGATCCTCTACGTTAGAGTGTTGAGATTTCTTTTTTGCCATCACGTTTCCTTTATTGCTTCACAACTAAATTTAGTTGCAAGGCGATATTTGTTTATAATTTTTTCATCTTCTAAATCTAAATATTTTTGGCTGGTATCTAACGCAGCCATTGCGCATTCTTTCCAAGTATTGAATTGTAAATTAAATTCTACTGGATCTTTGCAAGTATTTTCTAAAAAAGAGCATACTGATATTAACAGTATAAACTTCATTGCTTATGGTTTAGTTGGCCATGTAGCATCTTCACATTTAGCAACAGTATCTTTACCAGCTGGTAGATCTCTTAATTGCTGTCTGTAAGTTCTCATATTATCAGTAAGTGTTGCATCTGATAAAGCTAGGTAATCTGTTTCAGCAAGTAATCTATTTCTTTTAGATCTTAAATCAGCTAATGCTCTTGCTGGAGCAGCGGCTAATACAGCTGCTTCTTCATTGTCTCTAGCAGTTTCTTCTTCAGCTGTGAACTGAACAGACACTCCATTTATATTATGAAATCTTGGCATAATTTATTCCTTGTTTGTTGTTGTTGTTAATTGTTAAGCGATACCATAAAGGCAAATATCTCCAGCATCTATGTTGCCAGAATTAAGTTTGAACTGAATTGCATTAACTGCTGACGTTATATTTCCATATCCAGCCATATAATAATTAAATGCTCCATTAACA